CATTTTAATTAATTGTTCATCATTTTTAACACTTATTTCTAAGTATTCTTTGATTAAAGGTACAATTAATGTAGCATCACCAATATCATTAATTAATGGTTTTAATTCACCTATTAAAGTTGATATCTGTTTTTCTTTTTTCTTTTGATTATCGTATATCTCGCTTAAGATATCAGAGAATTTCTTGTTTCCAAAAACAACTGATTCTAAATTACTCATGATTTTTATTTATAAATATGATACTTAGAAATTTGTATATCCGTTTTCAATATAAAATAAGTAATGTTCTTTAAATATATCGCCTAATTTATTAGCTATTTTAGTAATTTTAGGTGTCTTCACATCAATTATTTCACGAATGTATATATAAAGTGCCTTTTTATTAAATATATCTAATACCTCACGTTTACGGAATAACTCAAGAATTGCATCAGCTATTTTAGCATCACCATCTTTAGGAAATAATGTTTTTAAGTTATTAGAACAATATTCAGTATATAATGTTAAGAACTCATTTAAGCGTTCATTAGGTGGGATATCATCGATTTCATACGAATGCTTTTCGTCTTGTTCTAAATCCTCAATTGGTGCTTTATCTATACGTTTTTTATAATTTTTAGTATTAGATATAATTAAATATCGTTTTACAATAGTACCAAAGTAAGAATATGCTTTAGCCCCTTTACTTTGATCAAATAAATGAATTTTACTTAATAAAAATGTTATAATTTCATGTTGTAAATCTTCAATATTATCTACCTCAGTATAATAAAATTTAAATGTATGTATAATATTTTCTGTTAGCTTAAAGAAAGCATAATGGATTCTTCTATTATAAATCTTATCACGTTCATCAAAGTCTAAAGACTTATTATAAGCAACGATAGCATCTTCTGTGTCTTGAGTAAAATACCTAGTAGAACTTGGGTTCTTAGGTAAATTACTAGCGTTTATTATTGAACTCATTCAGTGTTGCTTGTATATTTTTTACTTCTTTAAAAAAGAATCCAATTTCATCATCTGCTTCAAATGAACCTTTATGATCAATTTGTTTTAATTTAGCATCAGCTTTATTAACTGTATCCATAAATTTAGATATAAATGTATCTTGAGACATGATTATATCTTCTGCTTGTTCATTTTTCATTAGAAGGTTAAAGGTCGTGAACCCTAGGATCACAACCAATACACTTAATATTATTAATATCATTTTTATTCGTCGAAGAAATTAGACATTACATTTTTTAAACCTTCACTTTTAACACTACTTAGTGCTTTAGATTTAACTGGTGTCTTCTTATCTTCTTTTTTTAAATTAAAATTTGCTTTATTTTCTGATTTAGGACCTAATAATTTAGGTAACCATTCTCTTTCGAATTCAATTCTTGCTGCCATTAGATCAGCTTGGTGTACTATATAAATTAATGAAGTACGAGGTCTAGTTTCTGGCATCCATGACATTAAGTATGGTTTATTAGCTTCATCATATAGACCATCATGTAATTTAATAGTTAACATCTCATTTTTAGTAACTGTAATTCCCAACTGAGATAATATATATAAACCTCGATCAGGGACAGACATAAATTCTAAACGATCATTAAACATATATGGTTCATTTAATTTTTCTCGTCTCCATTGGTCAGTTTGAGGTAAATATGCTTCTTGTTCAAAAGTACCAAATTTACCTAAATCATGATTCATAGCTGAGAATACTAATTCTTCAGTAGAGTAAGTATCTATTACATCCATTTCTCTCCATACACGATCTATTTTTAAAGCACCTTGAATTACTCTATTAACATGATCTACATAACCACCAGGAAAACAATTATGATATTGAGGCTTATGAGCAGCAGGCATCATCATAAAACGTTCAGAATATTGTTCATAAAACGCTTTTAACTTAGTACCACGGTCTCCCATAATGTACATATCAATATAACCTAAGAACTCTTCCCAGTTACTTAATATTTGTTCCGGTTGTAACATATTAGTACTTATTAATTTCATTAGGTGTAACAGGTTCCATATTAATATATGATTTCATCTGTTCAATTAAATCTCTACAAGATGTGATCATGTCATCATACTCATCTTTAGTTCCTTGGCGTCTTAATAAGTAAGACATTTTAGTTAAATTAGACTCTAAGTTCTCTAATTTCCTATTAAAAATTTCTCTATTTCTCATATGTTTATTTATAACCACCCATTTTATTCTCTAGGTGTTTTTTGTTCTTGTTTCGTTCTTATTCCCTATCTCTCTTAATCCTTAAAACCCGTATTTAAAATATAACGTTATTTACTTGGGGAGCCAAACTTTAGGAGGATTTTGTTTACCTCTGTTTCAAGTGATTTTAGATATGCACAATCTTCATATCTTTCTATTGATTCAAAGTAGTATAAACAACGTTTAACACTAGTCAACAGCATATCGTCAGTTGCTAAGGTAATGTAATATACATGGGATAAATCGGTAATATCAAGTCTTTTAATGTATGAATATGCTATAGAATAAGTTAAGTATTCAACTGTGTCTTTTACTTTATCTTTATCTATGTCATGTTCATCTTCTAGTGAGTCTAAAAGATTTTTCATGAAGTATTGATAACCGTTATTATAATTGTGTATTAGTTTTTTAAACATACCAATCCAATAAGAAGGAGTGTCCCTGAGGTCATTAATTGCCTCTTGAAACTCTCCATCATTAAATGAATTAAATACTTTATCTATGTCCATACTCCTGATATATAATAAAGAGTGGTCATAATGCCAAGCTGTAAATGAATTACTTATAAGGTGTGTAAACTGGTTTACCGTTTACTCTAGTACAACGTAATACTTGTTTTCTTTGTTTACCTGTAGATTCCCAGCTTACATGAACCCAATCTGGGTTAGTATCAGTTCCGTACTCGTAAATTAATTGATCAAATGTTAAGTGGTCTTTAATATAATCAAATACCATTTTATTAGTTACACCTGTACCTCTACCGTCTTGATCTAAGTCAGCTGCTTCACCTGAACAGTGTTGTGATGTAGCACTAGAACCAGGAGTAACCTCATTTAATGCTTTAGAACGGTAACCTGAAGAAACCCAAATTGGTTTTCCAAAATGTTCTCTTACTTTGTCTAATACGTTAACTGATAATCCTTTTAAGCACTCTAAATGTGCAGGAGTTGGATCATTTTTAATACCTAAACGTTTTGCTGTTCCTGAAGGAGTTAATTCAGCTAATGTGAAATACTTTGATAATTGCATAAGTTATAATAATAAAATAAATAAAGAAAATATAGTGACAAATCCTATAGTAGTAATGACTGCATCTAGATTTGTAGTAGTATCATCGTCTGTACCTTTAGCAGTTATAACAGAGTTAGGATCTAGTTCATATCTATTCTCTGCTTCATTAAAGTTATAAAGCAAATAGTTCCCATTAGGGATTAGAATAGAGCCACGCTTATAGATAGTATCTTTAACTACAGTTGGTTTAATTTTAGTAATAGAATCAATTTCTATCTTGAGTTTATCAATCTGAGTCTTGGTATTTTTAAATACGATATTGATATTCTCTGCTTGCTTCTTAGTCATTACAACAACAGTATCCTTACCCTCAATTCGTTGAGTCGGATACGATTGGCTCAAGGCTGAATGGGATAGACTTATCAGGAGAGTTATACTCAACAATAGCCTTAGTTTCTTGTAGTTCATTTTTTAATTGTGTTTTTTCTTCTTGTAATGTTTCTATACTTTCTTTCATCCCATTTACTTTGCTTGAAGACATCTTATCAATTTGCTTTGTAAGCACATTAATCTTCTTTAACCTGTTTTGAGATTTTAACATAAGAGCATCTAACTCTTTTTCTTTAGGATCTACTACTTTTGGCGATTGAGCCAAAACAGCAGTCATTAAAAATATAAATATAATAGCTATTCTCATTTTATTATTTGTAACATTTCAACTTTTGAAATCATATACCCTAAAGTTGAATCGCTTTTTCTAATATGTTCTGTTAATTTATCAACTTTTTGATTTAACATAATTACTTCTGTATTATATTTATCTATTTGTTGAGTATAATTCATCTTACCATCAACATATAAATAACCAATCGCTACTAATACAATAAACAATAAACCCTTTACAGGATCTTTACTGAATTGTTCAAAAGATACAGGCATAGCTGAAGGAACTTTAATTTCTGTTTTTTTAGGTGCTGCCATTATTCTTCTCCTTCTTTTTTCTTACCCCAAATTTTATCTACAGATGCAAGACCTAAACATCCGAATGCAAGTAATGCAACAGCATCAACTAATTCTTTAGAAGGAGCAAAATGAGCCTCTGTAAATGAATTAGAGTACATAGTAATACATAGTGTTATTGCGCATAAGATTCCTACGAATCTCTTAGAAGATGGTGTGCCTTTTTCATCTTTGAAAAGACCACCTAACCAGGTTATAATATTTTTCATTATCGTTTTAATTATTTAAAGATAAATATAACTAATTGACGACAACTTATTTTATGATAAATATTGTACTCGGTAGGGGAATCGAACCCCTGTTTGAAGAATGAAAATCTCCTGTCCTAACCCCTAGACGAACCGAGCGTTCTTAATATATTGGTAGTGGGTTTAATTTATTTACTTGTTAATTTATTTTCTAACAGGTTCACAACCATTTTTAATTGTGTCTGTTAATTTAGTTTCCAATTTATCTAATCGAGAGTCTAATTGGGAAAAAACTTCTCTTTCTGTGTTATCAATTCTACGATGTAATTGATCATTTACCTGATGTATACTATCGTGAATATCTTTTGTTCTCATATCAAACCCAACAGTAAAGTTTTGTCTGTATTCGTTAAATTGTTTTTCAACACTTCTAACCTTAAAAAATCCTATAACAGCAACTACCGCAATTGCGATAACCACTACCGAGGACATTCCTAAAATAAATGATAATGTTTCCATTTGTTTGTCTCCTTATGATTTTAATACTACCAATATATCAAAGAACAGTTACCCCTCAAGGACTCGAACCTCGATTAATTGGACCAAAACCAATTGTCCTGCCATTAGACGAAAGGGTAAGAAGCGGAGACTCAAGGATTCGAACCTTGGGAAGTATTACCTTCAACAGTTTTCAAGACTGCCGCGTTCGACCGCTCTGCCAAATCTCCAATTACAACTTTTGTATCGCCTCCAGAGTTGTCAACTGTGCCTACTAACGATTAGGAGCAATTAAGCGAGCAGATCTTACGGTATGCCACGACTGCTTTTCGATCCCGTGTACTTAGGGCTTTTGTAGCGGAAGAAGGACTCGAACCTTCGGCCTCTAGGTTATGAGCCTAGCGAGCTACCAACTGCTCTATTCCGCGATGTGCAATCAGGACAGGATTCGAACCTGTATGATGTATTTCTCTTACATCTCGGAATTAATGGTCTTATGGAATTAATAATTCCTTTAACTT